CTGATTAACATTATTATTATTATTATTATTATTATTATTATCTTCTTCATTTTCTTCTTCTTCTTCTGTTGGTTGTCTATCACAAGAAAATATTCCAAAACATAATGAAATCTTTGTGCATCTAGATTTAAATAACACTAATAAAACAGAAGCTAATGCTGATGCTCCTATTGTAATAATATTAGAATAATCATTTGCGTTCCATACATAATTATTTCCTGTTGTTTCTGTTTCACTCATATTATTATTATTATTATCCATATTATTATTTTTATTTTACAATATATTTTAAATTCTATTTAATATATATAAAATGGAAACAGCTAAAAAGAAATGTTGTAAGGATCATAAAGATCCTGTTCATGAAACAAGAGTTAGATTATTAAATGATATCTCACAACAATTAAAAAAAATAAATAAAGATGTTAATACAATTAAAAAAGATATAGATGAAATAAAAACAAAAATAAATGATGATTTAATTATCGAGGTTGATAAAAAAGAACAGAATAAAGGATGGTGGTATTAAATATTATACAAATAACATATAAATCTTGTATTATTTAACTAAATAACATATAAATCTTGTATTATTAGACTATTTAAAGGATTTTATGGTTCTTTAAGTGCTAAAAATACAATAAATTAATTAATTTATTATTCTTTTAAGTGCTAATTACTCATTAAATCTAATATATTATACCATAATAACCGATTTATCATTAAATTCATATAAAATATCATTATTTATATGAAATTATTAAAAGAAAACAAGATTTAAAAGAAAAATATATATTATTAATAAAAGAATGTATGATTATTTATTTATTAGAACATTTATTTATTTATTGAGAGTATTAAATTATTATTACATGTTATTTAAAATTAATTGTTAAGCCCAATAAACTTGTGTCTGTCCAGTTCCACCAGTAACATCTATCTCTGCAATACGGACACATTCTATCCAAGCTCGAAGGGTGTATGATTTACCAGCACCTAGATCTCCTAGTGTTTTATATTTGAGGAAAATTTCTATACCTCTCTGATTAACCTTCTCACCCCTGTTAAGAGCAACAGCTAACCATCCAAGCTGTCCTGCTAATTGCTGATTTAATTGATAACCCTCAAATGATTTTGTAGATAAAGAAGTTATTTCATTACAATATTCTTCTTTGGTTACTTGCATAGGAAGTCCTTCTGTCCTAGTAACATTATGATAATGTCTCCCATTATTATCTACATCACCACCAGCAAATAAAAATTTATCATTGTATTTAACATTTAGTTCTACTGAACCACCAGCAGATACCCATTGAGCATTGTATTTATTTAATAGATCTGTTTCACCATCATTATCATTACACATACCACAAATAATCTTATTAATTTGTCGATTTGCTCCACCAAGATTTCTAATAAGATTTACTGCTTTATCATGTGTATAAGAAGTTTTAGTTAATCGATAATCTACATATGATATAATTTTCTTTCCTCCCTTTAATGCTCCTGATCCTTCCCAAGCAGAAATTTCGTCTGGTTGATAATGTAGATAATCAGCCATCATTTTTGTCTGTGCTACATCTAACGGATAATTCTGATTAGTAGTATCTCCACTTCTAATAACATTTCTCCCCCTAGTTTCAGCAGTAGATCCACTTGGCTCAAATGTTAATTCTATTACTAAATTCTGCATAGCATATGTAGGAAGCTGTGTTGTGCGGAATATTGGAAATAAATCTGCAAGAGATACAGAAAAAATTGGATCTTGTCTTAAATATTGTGCTAATGGTTTCCTTAATACTGCTCCATCATTTTCAGTAGCTAAACCATCTTGGATCATAATTCCTTCACCTTGACTATTTGTTGTAGTAACATTTGTAGCAGTATCATCATAAAAAACTTCATGAGCCAATCCCCTAGATGTAAGAAATTGTTCTTTTTCTACTAAATGCTCACTATCTAAAAATGTGCTTTCGTAAGATTGATAATGATTAAAATCATCTATTTCCTGTAAAACAACAGCACCATTATTTCCTCGAAGAACAGCACGGCGGATAAGAGACATGATACCAACTCCAACAGGAAGGAAAGCTTTCTTACCTGCTACCCCCTGTAACTGAAACTGAATGCGTGATTGACTACTCAAAAAACCTCGTTGATCTAACTGAAATCTAACAAAAGTATCAGTATTAACAATAGGACGGATAATTACACTCTCCACATCCATAGTAGGATTGGAAGGAATTACACCAACAGACATTAAATCAACAGGAGGGGCTTTTGCAGAAGGAATAGACATAGAACTTTGAGAACTCATATTTCCACCATAACTCATCTTTTATATAATTATTATATATTAATTTTAAAATAAACAAATAATATTAAAAAAATTAAAAATGTTACTATTTCTTTTTCAGATGAATTTTATCAATTTTATATGCTTTTGATGAAGGATTAACTGATGCATAAACTCTCGAATATCCCCATTGACTAGCTGATTTTACCTGTGGTCTTACAGATTGAGGATTACTTTTATATGCTCCTTTTCCTTTATTATAAATTGTTCGAATTCCTGATAATTTATATCCTGTTAAATCAGAAATTTCTTTTAATGAATTGGATTTATCTTTTGGTTGTTTATATTTTTTATTAAATTTCTGTTTGTATGTTTCTACCATATTTATTATATTTATAAATATTATAAAAAAAAAGTGTTAAAAAAATAATTTATTGTTTTGATTTTATTTGTTTATGTCTTGATGGAATAATATTATCTTTTTCTAATTGATTATCATTAAACCAATAATTTTTTCCATATGTAGTGAATAATTCTTCACCTGCTTTAATATCTCTACATGATACTAAATTCATTCCTTCGAAACAACAATTATTTAGTTGTGGCTTATAAGTTTTTTCAGGATGGTAACCTCTATCATTTGCTATATGTCCTAAATAAATATGGTTATCAGGTATATAATCATCTGTTATAATTCTAAAAGGATGTAATTGGATATTATAATCTGAATTATATATTAATTGTTTGTTTTCTTTATTTGGTTCAGGTGTAAATGGTTCAGGGTTTCCATCTTTATAAAATAAATCAGGAAATTCTAAATCTTGCATTAATTTAACAGGGTAAAAACATATTATATTATTTTTTGGAATGTCTATATTTGTAAATAAACCTTTACCAGCATTTTTTAATTTACTCTGTTTAACACTTAATTCTTGTAATTCTGTTTTATTTTGTAAATATTTTTGATGTCCAATTAAATATTCGAATGTTCTTTTTTTATGTAATTGTTCTTTTGTTAAATTTTTTTCATCTAGATCTTTAATTTCATTGGACATAATTATTAATTTATAATAATATAAATATTTTATTTTTAATATTTTTACTGAACAACTTGTAATCCATTTTCATTATAAACAACAGAAGCCTTATTTTTAATAAATAGGAATACAGCATTAGGATTATCACTTGTAAGATCTACCGACATATTGATACCGAAAGTTTGAGAACTAAAATCTACACCTGTATCAAAAAGAGTAAAAAGTTGTCCAACACCAAAATTAGCACCACCTTCTATAACTTTATTATCACTACCATCAATATTATAATTTGCGTTTCTAGATGAAATTTGTGTGCGTTGGAATGGCTGTGTCCAATCTCTAATAGCATTCATCCAACTTTCCGTAATCTGTGGATCAAGTGATTTACATGTTTTTAGCTGATCTTTATTAATACTATCAATCTGATACATGGTATTAAATGCTGTTCCACCCCTAGTAAAAAGGATAGAATTTATTTTTGCTGGTGATCCATCAGCATTTAGAATTGGTAAAGTAGAAGCACCATCAAAGGAACGATTATTTAGATGTTTAGATGGACAAAAATTTACAAATGCGGATATACAATTCTTTAATGCTAATGAAAAATTAATAATAGCATTTTGAGAATTAATACTTGTATAATATGTAGAAAAGGAATTAAATGAAAAACCTTGTTCTTTTTGTGCTGATAGAGAAGAAATAGTAGCTTCATCAGGATCAATTACTTCTGCAATAAGTTTTACATCTTCCAATTCATAATAAGCATCTGAAATCTTTGAGCCATCACCATCTTCTTCATATAGAAAATCAGCATCACTATTTAATACGACATCTAGCACCATTCCATTTAGACCATATTCATTAGACATTGGTATAGGAGAACTGGATGATAGCACTCCTGACGGCATTGGACAGCAAAAAGATACAGGAGCACCTGCTTCTACTACATCCTTCCTCATTAGCTCAAAATTACTATCAACAAGACACATATTATTAGAATGTGTATGTGTATCATTATCACTTGTGGTTGATGCTAGAAAACTAGACATGAACCTATTATAATTTTTTAAATGTTCGAGGACAGATTGATTACCATTTTTAATAATTAATTGATTTAATGCTCCATAAATTCCTACCCTTTCATTAATAGTTACTTTATCACCAGCAGTAACTTTTACACCATCAGATTTATAAAATGAAATCTTTCCTTGTAATCTTACAGAATTAGGAATTAACATCATATCACTTGCACCAATCAGGAAAGAAACAATATTATTTCCTGCTCGGTATGATATTTTAGATGTTGGAACTTGGTTGGATGGCTGGATCTCAATAAATCTTCGACTACTCATATTTTATATTATATAAGTTAAATAAAATTTACAATAATAATTTTAAAAAAATAAATTAATTTTTTAAACATCCACAGACATTCCTGATGAAGTAATATTGAGACGACGGATATGATGGACATAGCAGAGCCAAAGCTTATCTTTGAGAGGAACACCACTAGCACCAGCAACTTCATAATTTACCTGTAAATTAAAATCTCCTTTCTGTCTAGCATCATAAGTTCCTGAACCCATGGATAATGCTCGACCAATAAAGAAATTATGATAATAACTTTTGAGAGATGTGCATTTAAACCCCATTTGTTTTAGTGCTTTCATATTTTCATATAAATTAATCTGATCTAATGATTGTCCAGTAGATAATTTTGTAAGTGATACAGGCTCACTAGGATTTAATTTATTATTATAGACCATTTGATACGATGAAATTTTATCTGGTATTCCTGTGATACCAGTGCGGTTAGAACGGAGAACAGATTGGAAAGGTTTAGTTCCATCATAATCAGTTTGATCATTATCATATGGATAAGTATCCTTACAAAGTAATAGATCCTTTGGTGAATAAATTTCAGCATCAGTAGGAATACAAGCAATAGCTTTACATCTAGAATTATTAATTGGTAGCCTTAAATTAGCAATTCGATCTCCTTTCTGTTGAGAAATCTTATAACAAGTATAAGTTGGATAATCATATTTATATTCACCTTTTTCTTTAATCAGAGAATTTATAGAAGCTACAAGTGGAGCAGGAGGCATTAATTTTGTAATCAGTAATTCAGCATCACTAATAGTGTATGATAAATTGTATGTGGTAGCACCTAGAACAGAATTATCTATAATTACACTAGCATCAGGATCTATATCATGTCCAGCAATAGTATTTTCTTCTGTAAATGTAATAGCAATAGCACCTTTACCTCCATTAGCAGTTGGTTCGAATTTAATTGTTTTTATAATTCCGCTATCCTGTCCTCCAACCTGTAATGATGAAATTTTATCAGGAATTAGACCACCAGTAGAACTACTAACCACAGCAAATTTTACCTTCTGTCCAATAACAAATGGAAAATTATCAACCTGTCTCATGTTATTTTTTCCACTAATAAATAAATTTGTTACCTTATCACCAACAGAAGCTTTTTGTCCTCCATTTGCAGTTTTTTCCAAGAAAAATGGATTACTTAATGGATTTCTGTATAAATTAACATTATCTAACTTTCTGAAAACCTTCTTATTTTCCTCCAAAATCCATTCGAGACGCAAACCACCCATAGCTTCTACTACTAGCATTCGGTCTTGTGACCATAGTCCAGAATTTAATGGTAATACTACCTTTGCTTCTATAAATTTATTTGCTGTATTTCCAGTAGCATCAAAATTAGGTTGAGTAGTAAGTTTATTTGGATGATTATCCATATATGGATTATTATGTAACATATTACCATCCTGACGAAATCCTCCTTGTGTGCATCTACTAGCTGGATCAAAAGAAATAGTTCCTTCTGTTAAATCTCTCTTATTTCTTTCATTTTTATCATTATCATAATCATATTTTAATGCTACAAGAGAATTCATATTTACAATTTCCTCTAACATGACGGATCTATCTCCTGACCAACATCTAAATTCCTTACATAAAATATTTGCTCCTGTCTGATGATCAAGGGTAAATCGACAAGGATCTACACCAGCAGGAAGATTAATTTTAACTTTAAAAGAAATAGAGGATGCTCTTGGCTTAATATATTGTGCAGATGAAGGATCAATAAAAAATTCTAATTTTTGATTTTCTCCTAGATCAAGATTATTGATAGGATGGATGGAAATCCTTTCAGAAGGCATTGGAACACTTTCATCAATATTAAAAAAACTATCAGACATTATTTATAATAATATAAATATATAAAATAAAATTAAATTTTTTTTTTAAAAAGCACCTGTTCCTGAAATTTGTAATCTTGGATTTTTACTCATGGAAGATGTTAAACCCATCTGATTATACTGAAAAGATGCTCCTGCTGTATCTTTTAATGCGTTTGTTTTATCTTTTGCTGTTTGTTCTCTATCTTTTATTTTTTTAGCTTCATCCACATCATCCTCAATGTGACCAATTCCTTCTGCTAATCCACCAGCAATTCCTACCAATGCTCCAAGTGGTTCTAATATTGGAATAGCTGTTCCAATTAAATCTGTATATGCTCCAACTTGTCCAAGAACATCACCAACTTTTTCTGCTGTATTATCACCTGATAATTTACCTGAACTTATATCACTTATAGTTGATACAACACCCATAGTTCCTCCAATTATCTTTTTTGCTCCATACATTCCAGCATCTAATCCTTCTTCTGTAATACCAGTTTTATCTGATATTGCAGTTTTTAATTTTCCTCCTAATGATTTTTCAGGGGCATCATCAGAAGAAGGAACAATTTCTTCATTTGTAGTTGGTGCTGATGATGTATCAGTTGATCTTGCTGGTGCTGGTTCTTCATTTCTAGCACCAGTATCTCCTGAATTTTCTGTTCCAGTATCTTCATTTCTATCTTCTATTTGCTGTGGTTCAGGTTCAGGATCAGGAGATCTTGGTCTAGCTGGTTCTCTAACTGCTAATTGTCTCTGTAAAGAAACACCTTTAAATGTTCCAGTTAATCCAGTATTTTCTCCTGCTGTATCAATAGCATCATCACTCATGGATAATCTAAATCTTGGATCTTCTCTCACCCCAAATTGTCGAACTCTTTGAGCCAATGCATCTGTTCCTTCACTTGATTTAAATAATGATTTTTTTCCTGATTTTACAGCACTTTCTAAACTTTCACCACCACCTTCATCTTCACCAGCATCAGCTTCTAAACCAGTGCTTTCTGCTGATGTTGTTCTAGATATTCTTCCTGAAACCCTTGCTCCAACAGGATCATCAGAAGGAGGTGTTGCTCCTGTATCTCTTTCTACCTGTGTTCCAGTAGCATCTTTATCTACATCATCATTATTTTTATCACCTGTTCTAAAACTTTTAAATTTATCAGATAAATAATTTTTATTTGCGGTAACATGTCCAACATTATCAACTTTATATTGTGTTTTATATCTTTTATAATTTTTTACTGCTTCACTTAATTCAGATGAATAAAATGCTTCTTTTCCTGCGTCTCCTGTATGAACTAAAACTTCTGCAATTTTACCTTCTTTACTATTTTTTATATTATCTAATGCTGTATTTAGATGTTGATCCAATAATTCATTGTGGTCGAGA